CACTTGTGCGTGTTGGCTTTCAAGTCATTCCGTACTACACATCGCTTGCTGGTGCAGGGTTATCACTACGTTTACGTTCAGTCCAAGTCATTGAAGCACTAGCTGGTGGTAGTGATGCTACTAGCTTGTTTGACGATGAAGATGGATATGACCATGCAAGCCAGACTGTCGCTCCAGAAGCTCAAGGCTTCTCTGAAGAAGCTGAGGAAGCGAATGAAGCCTTCCCTTTCTAAGCAACAAATTGGACTGAAGTATGGATTTCGCAGTGGACTAGAAGTACGGGTTGCTAATGAGCTTACGGCTCTTGGTGTCCCGTACACCTACGAAGAGGAAAAAATTAAGTACACAAAACCTTCTCGTATTTCAACATACACTCCGGACTTCAAGATTGGAACAATGTTTATTGAAACCAAAGGTCGCTTCATGGTGGCTGACCGCCAGAAGCACATCCTCATAAAAGAACAGCATCCTGATTTAGACATCAGATTTGTGTTCTCAAACCCAAAGCAGCGAATCTCAAAATCTTCACGGACTACATACGCAATGTGGTGCGAGAAACACGGATTCCTGTATGCAAAGGAGAGTATTCCCAACGCATGGCTAAAAGAAGTAAAAGAAGCAGTACAGAATTAATCGTAATTCACTGCACAGCAACACGTCCTTCTATGGACGTAGGAAGAGTAGAAGTAGATGCGTGGCATCGACATCGTGGATTTTTCGGTATCGGTTACCACTACGTAATTAGACGAAACGGCTGGCTAGAAGAAGGCCGTAACTCTGAGGACATAGGCGCACATGCGCGTGGTTTTAATTCTAATTCTATAGCAATCGCAATGGTCGGTGGTGTTACTGAAACTGACGTTAATGTTTCAGAAGACAACTTTACGGACGAACAATGGGTGACTCTCAAATCACTCGTTGAAAGGCTAAAGGAACTGTATCCGGACGCTGAAGTTCTAGGCCATCGTGACCTACCCAAAGTTTCTAAAGACTGCCCAAGCTTCGATGTGAAGCAGTGGTGGGCTGATGAAATTATTAAAGTAGCACCATAGCTAGACCCAAACAAACGCCTTCAATTCTGAGGGCGTTTCATCATTCTTATGAACTCAATAACTGAGAGAAAAAATATTATGACTCAAACCAATACAGTAATTAATCACCTTAACAACAACCGCAAGTTAACTTCAATTGAAGCGATTGGCTTGTACGGAATCACACGCCTTGCTGCTGTGGTTTACACCTTGAGGAAGAGTGGACTAGATGTCACAACGACCATGAAAGATGGCGTTAACAAGACTCAGTACGCTGAATATAGTTTAACTCACTGACCATGCGGGAACATGACGACAGCCCTGTAGTGGGGCGTGAACCCTGCCCAGACTGTGGTTCCCGTGACAATCTAACTCGTTATGCATCAGGCCGAGCCTACTGCTATGGCACTGGCTGTGGCCGGATGGAATGGCCTGATGATGATGGAGAACAGACAACCCAAAGCTCAAGGACTCGTATGGCTAGTGATTTAATACAAGGTGAAATCTCTGCGCTACGGCAACGTGGTATTAGCTTAGAAACGGCAAAGCATTTTGGTTACAAAACTGGCTCGTATCGGGGCCAGCCTGTACACATTTGTCCATTACATAATGTTGATGGCAAGTTAGTAGCACAGCAACTGAGAACTGGTGACAAAGAGTTTCCTATTCTAGGAGACTTCAGTCAGACCCCCATGTTTGGAACCAAGCTTTGGTCTAAAGGTAAGAAGGTAGTAGTCACTGAAGGCGCACTTGATGCGATGTCATTAAGTCAAATTCAAGACAATAAATGGCCAGTGGTTTCACTGCCTAATGGAGCAGCAGGGGCCGCTAAAGCAATCAAAGCTAACCTCGCTTACTTCAATGCATTTGAGGAAGTAATACTCATGTTTGATGCAGATGAAGCAGGAGAGAAAGCCATCGCTGCTTGCGCTCCACTGTTCCCTGCTGGTAAATGTGCAGTCGCTACCATCAATGGTTACAAGGACGCTAACGAAGCACTGATGGCAGGTTCTAGTCGCAAGATTCTTGAGGCTGTTTGGAATGCCAAAGTCTATCGCCCTGATGGAATTGTGAGCCTAGCAGACATTCGTGATGAACTTGAAAAGCCAGTTGAGTGGGGATTGTCTTGGTACTTAAACACCTTGAACAACCAAACTTATGGCAGACGCAAAGGCGAAGTCTATTGCGTAGGTGCTGGAACTGGAGTTGGTAAAACTGACTTCTTAACTCAGCAAATTGTCTACGACATGTATGAGTTGGAGCAACAAGTTGGCATCTTCTTCCTAGAACAAATGCCTACTGAAACTGCTATCCGAATTGCAGGTAAACATGCAGGTAAATTGTTCCATATCCCTGATGGAGATTGGACAAAAGAAGAACGAAGTAAAGCCCTTGATGAACTTACTGAAGCAGACAGATTGCGCATGTATGACAGCTTTGGTGTGTGCGAGTGGGATGTAGTTAAGTCCAACATCGAGTACATGAACCATGCTGAAGGTATCGAAATCTTTTACCTAGACCATCTAACTGCTTTAGCAACAGGCCAAGGCACAGATGAACGTGTGGAACTTGAACGCATCACCTCAGACATCGCCAAACTCGCCAAGCGTTTGAACATAATCATCATTATGGTCAGCCATTTAGCTACGCCTATGGGCAAGCCTCACGAAGAGGGTGGACGGGTGTCAATCAGACACTTTAAAGGCAGTCGGGCTATCGGCTTCTGGTGTCACTTTATGTTTGGTCTTGAACGTGACCAACAAGCTGAAGATGAAACTGAACGACAGACTACAACCTTCCGTGTCTTGAAAGATAGATACACAGGCCAAGCCACTGGTTTGACCTTCCCGCTTAACTACAACCATGTAACAGGAAAGCTTTACGAGGCAAGTCCATTTGACTCAGCCCCTGTAGCTGCAAATTTCTAACAAGGAGAAACTTATGTTTGATATAAAAATTCACCGAGAAGTTGAAGATGCATTTGACGATTTCACGCTCACCTTTACCGACAGCATGATAGAGGCGCAGCTTGAAAGCTATGAGATGTTAACCCTAACTGGTCTTGTGTCCCCTGCGATTCAAGAGTTCGTTAAAACCATGTCAGCCCTTATGGATAAGCGTGACCAAAAGCGTGAGCCAACTCAGTTAGAACTAGACTTGACGCTAAACTAATGCGCCTAGTCATAGACATTGAAACGAATGGCTTTCTCGCAGACCTAACTACCATCCATTGCATCGTTGCCTATGACTTAGACACCACCACACTCTACAGGTTTAGACCTGAAGAGATACGTGAAGGTATCGCTCTTCTTCAATCGGCTGATGTATTGATTGCCCACAATGGAATCAAGTTTGACATACCAGCAATCCAGAAACTCTACCCTGATTTTAAACCGAAGCAAGTCATAGACACCCTCGTGTGTTCACGCCTTATATGGTCAAACGTAAAGGACTTAGACTTCAGTCATTTCAGGAAAACTTTGCCCCCCAGATTTATTGGTTCTCACTCGCTAAAGGCTTGGGGTTACAGGCTTGGAGAGCATAAAGGTGAGTATGGTGAGAAGGATAATGCTTGGGATAAATTCACGGAAGAAATGCTCACTTACTGCGAGCAAGATGTTCGTGTCACTGTAAATCTGTACAACAAAGTGTTGGGCAAAGATTACAGCCAACAGGCATTAGACCTTGAGCATTGCGTAGCTGAACTGATGTGGAAGCAGGAGTGTAATGGGTTTGTGTTTGATGAAAAGAAAGCGCAAGAACTTTACATCAATCTAGCTGAACAACGTGACGTAATTTACCAAGAACTTTATGGGCTATTTCCAGCTTGGGCTGTCTCTGAAGGTATCAAGACACCAGCACGTAGCTGCAAATATAAAGACCCTCTTAAAGCTGACCGGACAAAGGATGCATCCTTCACTAGCCTGAAAATCGTGGAGTTTAATCCAGCGTCACGCGCCCACATTTCTAACCGACTTATCGCTAAGTATGATTGGAAACCATCAGTCTTCACAGACAATGGACAGCCTAAAGTAGATGAAACAACTTTAGCAAAGCTGCCATATCCCGAAGCAAAGCACATGGCCAAATACTTCATGTTGCAGAAGCGTATCGGACAAGTATCAGAAGGTAAGCAAGGCTGGCTCAAGGTCTGCTCCAACGGAAAGATTCACGGAAGTGTGAACCCGAATGGAGCAGTCACTGGACGAGCCACGCACTCTTACCCGAACCTAGCTCAAGTGCCTTCAATGCGCTCACCTTATGGTAAAGACTGTCGTGAATTGTTCACTGTTCCTAAAGGTTGGAAGCTCATGGGTGCTGATGCATCAGGCTTAGAACTTCGATGCTTGGCTGCTTACATGGCCATCTATGATGATGGGGCTTACGTTGATGTCGTGTTAGATGGAGACATCCACACAGTTAATCAACTGGCTGCTGGCCTTCCAACGAGAGAGGCTAGTAAACGATTCATCTACGCTTTTAATTATGGTGGAGGTGACCAACTGATTGGTGAACTGGTAGGTGGTGGGGCCAAAGAAGGGAAGAAGATTAAGAAAGCGTTTCTTGATAAGACTCCTGCTCTTAGGCAGTTGCGTGAAGCTATTACTAAGGCTGCTGGACGTGGCTACATCAAAGCCCTTGATGGTCGTCATATCCATATTCGCTCACCTCATGCTGCTCTTAATTCACTACTCCAATCTGCTGGTGCAATCATTTGCAAACAGTGGCTTCTGGAATTTGAAAACGAGATGCAAGCCCAAGGCTATACACATGGATGGAATGGCGACTACTGCCTCTGTGCATGGGTACATGATGAAATCCAAGTGGCTGTTCGTGAAGACCTAGCTCACAAGGTAGGTTTGATTGCTGTCCAAACAATTCAACGAGTCACTGAGGTGTTCAACTTTAAGTGTCCTTTAGATGGAGAATTTAACATTGGAAACTCATGGGCAGAAACTCACTGAGGTACTAAAACGTGCCTATCAATCACCTTTTACTACACGTAGTGACTATGCTCGGACTAACGCTGAGTACATCGCTGTTTGTGCAGTAAAGGGTTTTATATCAACAAGCATGGTAGGTGATGAAGAGTTTGGCCGAGTCTGGCACATAACTGTCATGGGCCTAATGCATCTTAGAGAAACCGGAGGGCAGTCTGATGACTAACGAAAATGTGACAGTTAATCGTGAATACCTGACCTACATAGAAAAGGATAGCCACCTATTGGAATGCCTTTACAGCTATGGAGTAGAAGATTGGGAAGGTTTTGCAAAAGCTTTGAAAATGTACCACCAAGAACTACAGGAGTTTGACGAATGATTGAAACTTTAATGATGGTTTTAGTTTGTCTAGCCTTTTCAGTCGTGTCACTTGCCTTAGCTTTCAATTTTGCAATGGGTGCTTACCTAGATTGGCAAGAGCAGCACGTTGCTATTAAGTATGGTATCCAAGTTATCACTAGGCGAAACACGGAAGCAGGAGAAGTCTATGACGACCTTGCTGATTGATGGCGACATCGTAGCTTATCAAGCTGCGGCTGCTACTGAAGTTCCAGTGAAATGGGACGAAGACTTATGGACACTTCATGCGTATGAGTCAGAAGGTCAGGCTTTAATTAAGCAGAAGATTGCATCCATGATTGAGAAGACAGGTGCAGAGCATTTTAAGCTTTACCTGACAGGTTCAAAGAACTTTCGCACCGATGTCCTAGATTCCTACAAAGGTAATCGTAAGGATGTAAGAAAGCCAATGACCTTGAAGCCACTCAAACAGTGGATGATTGATGAACATCAAGCTGTTCTTCTTGAGCCTTTTGAAGCAGATGACTTGCTAGGCATTCGGGGTAGTGATGGTAATGACACCATCATAGTGTCTGAGGATAAAGACCTAAAGACCATACCATGCAGATTCTTCAACCCTGCCCACCCAGAAGATGGCGTTGTTACCATTAGCGAAGCTGATGCAGACTTCTCATTCTTTACCCAAATCCTCACTGGTGATGCTGTAGACAATTATAAAGGTTGTCCAAAAGTTGGCCCTGTTAAGGCGCAGCAAATCCTCCACAAAGCATCACTTCAATCCAC